CAGTCATCGAAAGGCAGTCAATCGATTTTTTATTTCCGGATTGGCAAACCGCCGTGCCCGGCAGCGTCGTACAGTTCTACATGAAGGACGACCGCAATCCTAAATTCTTTTATACTTTCCCACCGATGGCGCCAGCCGCACAGATGCCGCAAGTGAAGCTCATTCAATCGGAAATACCGCCGGCAATAAACACACCGCTCGACGACTATCCGCTAGACGCTTCGTATGTGCCGGCTATAATAGATTACATTATCTTCCGGGCACTCGCAGAAAGCACTACCATACCGAACGCCATGGAGAAGGCAAAGATATTCATGGCCAAGTTCTATCAGGATATAGGCATCAAGACGAAGGCCGAAAAGGAAGTGAACGCGAAAGAAGCCGGAACAAAGGAAGGAGGCTGATATTTTAATTTCATTAAACAAGTTTGGCGGGATAATGCCGATTGTGCTTGACCCCGCTGCACTGCCGGACGGCAAGAGCCAGGAGGCCGAAGATTGCCGCGTCGACCAGGGCGGACTCACGTCATATCAGCAAGATTCGCTTGATAGCGCTCCGACGCTCACCGGCGCAATAGAAACGATCTTCCGGTATTACGACCTCAATACTGGCGGTTTATACTTCTTTGCATGGAACAGCGACGTTGACGCGGTAACCGCTCCGCAGCCTAATGATATATACTCGAGGGTATATTACACAGAGGGCGGGATTTTCAAGGTCACTGATTCAACATTATTTAATCAGGGCGGAACGAATTACCCGGAGGCCTTCAGGTACCCATCGCCGCCAGCTCCGCTTAATGCTTGCGTTGTGGCAGGCACTCCGTCCGGAAGCCCGCCGACTTCCGAAGAAACAAGGGCATACGTTTATACTTACGTGAACGGTTACGGCTCCGAGGGCCCGCCGTCGCCAGCATCAAACTTGCTCGACATTTACGATGGCAATCGGGTAGAGATTACCGGCATGGACATTGGCCCTGTCGACCCTGGGAGTCTTTACAATATTCTCTATAAGAATATTTACCGGACTAACCAAAACTCGACCGGCACGGCCGAGTATCAATTTGTGGACTTTGTGGCCGTAGCTGCCGCGACATACAGCGATAGGATCGCCGACGCAAATCTCGGCGAGGTTTTACCGAGCCTTGAATGGGATGGCCCGCCTACAGGCATAGAAGGCCTGATCGCGCTGCCTAACGGAGTTCTCGCTGGCTTCACCGGCAATACTGTGTGTTTCTCTGTTCCTTATTATCCTCACGCCTGGCCGGTGAGCTGGCAACAGACCGCTGACCGGCCGGTTGTCGGCCTGGGTGCGTACGGTTCAACGGTCGTTGTGCTCACTGAGGGCCAGCCATATCTCACCGTCGGCAATGACCCGTCAAACATGGTCATGGAGAAAATGGACATTGGATTTTCCTGCATGTCGAAACGCGGCATTATTTATACGGGCGACCTTGTCGTTTACCCTTCTCCGGAAGGCCTTGTTGTGGTTGGTCCTCAGGTGCGCGAGGTTGTGACCCAAAAGATAATGACACGCGACCAGTGGATATTAAATTATAACCCCAGCACAATTTTTGCCTACTATTGGGAAGCAAAATACATCGGGTTTTACACTGCCAACGGATATACGGGCGCTTTCGTCTATGATTTCAAAACCGGCGAATTTTTGGATCTCGATGTATATGCGCTCGCGGGTTACTACGATAAGACGGTAGGATTACTCTTCCTGGTGATCGGCGGCAATATCGTCGCCTTCTGCAACAGCTCCGGCAGTACTCGGTCTTATAATTATTTATCAAAGCAATACAAATATCGGAAAACAGCCTTTACTTGCGGCAAGGCTCTCGCTGCGAGTTATCCGGTATATCTCGATATTATATACCCCGACATTCCGTTTACGATTGCCCTCACGGTAAACGATGATGAACCCTTCCGGTTTCCTGGGTTGCTCACCGAAACGATGAATTTGCGTCTTACGGGAACGGCAGGGGTTTATGGCGTATTCCTTGCGGGGGCTATTGAGGAGTTGCCATTATGAGCGGGTATGGTCTGCCGGTCATTCCGGCTATAAGAACTTTCGCTGATGCGGCCAATGCTCTCGCTAATTTGCGTGCCTACTTCAAAAACATTCAGGGCGACACGGCGATCGTCGGACCGCCAGGGGGTGCGGGGCCACAAGGCGGGACTGGACCGCCAGGGGGTGCGGGGCCACAAGGCGGGACTGGACCGCCAGGCCCTACTGGCCCACAAGGAGAATCGGCGGCAGATCTTGATGGCGGGGTGCCTGATTCGACGTACGGCGGTGTTAGCCCGCTTGATTGCGGAGGGGTTACGTAATGGTTATCCAGCTACAGCTACGCAGAGGCCCAGCGGCATTGTGGACGTCCGTAAACCCCATACTTGCCTCGGGCGAGCCAGGCACGGAAACAGATACCGGCAAATTTAAGGTCGGTGACGGGGTTACGAATTGGAGCTTGCTTTCGTATAGTTCCGGCACGATTGGCGTACAGGGTATCCCTGGGCTGGTAATCGAAGGTCCGGAAGGACAGCCAGGCGAGGACAGTTGGATACCAGGGCCCCCGGGGCCCCCAGGGCCGGTAGGGCCACAGGGGTTACCTGGCGGAACTGGCCCAAGTGGTGCGTATCCTCAAATTTGCCCCATCTCTGCCTCTGTCGGTTCAAACGCCCTGACACTCAACCTTGCGAACACTCCATTAGATTTTCGTTCCGCAACCCTTGGAGATGGAACCGTCCATTCCGCTGTAGCAACGGGAGCTTTATCGCTGACAGTTGCATCAGGAGCTACCCTTGGCACAGTCAATGCAGTTCCGGCGATGCTTGCAATTCTTGCTCTCTACAATGCCGGGACGCCTGTCCTCGCGGTCGTGAATATAGCTGGCGGAGTGAATCTCGATGAAACGACCTTAATCACCTCTACGGCACTCAGCGGATCATCAAATTCTGCTTCAACGGTTTATTCCACTGCGGCAATCACAAGCTCGCCCTTCCGCGTTGTCGGCTATATTGTGATAACAGAAGCTACAGCAGGAACGTGGGCGACTGATGCGACGCTGAAACAGGGTGAAGGCGGGCAGGCATTGGTTGGACAGCAGACTTTAGGGAGGGGACAGACATGGCAAGATGTTCATACAAGCCGGACAAACGGGGTGACCTATTACAACACAACTTCGCGTCCCATCATGTTAAACGTCGTTATGAGTTCAAACACTGCGACAATTATTTTTCTAACCATGAGCATATCGGCAAACGGAACAACGATGTATGCCGGAGGTGTCTCTTTAGCGGGAGGAACGGCATCAATGTCGGGGATTGTTATCCCACCAGGAGCATCATATTCAGCAGATATAGAAGGCTCAGAAACATCTGTTGATTTTTGGTGGGAACTTCGATAATTCGACAAGGAGGAATTATGTATTTTCAAGATACGAACGGAAACCTGCATTTTCTTAGTGATGATGACATTGCAAGAGGCGGAATGTCCTTACTGCCAAAAGGATGCACGCAGATAACGGATGAATCAGCGGCAACGATACAGGCGCAGCAAGTGGCTGTGGATGCCGCAAACGCGCCCCCGCCTGACCCGCTTTCAGACTTGATTGTAGCATTGATAAACAACGGCACATTAACAACCTTGCCGGCGTCTATATCGGCTATGCCAGCGGTTCAAATAGCAGTAAATAACTTAGCAGGAAAATCACAGACAGGGGGATAGAAATGGCACAGAATAAAAAGATCAGATTCGGACCCACGGCTATTACCAATGCAGCATCAAATATGATTAACTGCGCGATTACATCGCTCGCGGGGCCGGTCGGCTACACCCAGTCGCAGCCGTACCTTCTCATCACTCATATCCACGTCCTCAACAAGACGGCGGCAAATCACCAGGTTTCAATGTTTATCGGTGCCACTGGTGGGAGCGCGGCGGGTACGGAATTTTTAGGCGGCACGAAAACCGTGCCGGCGAACGATAGCATTGATTGGTATAGTGGTGGGCTCCGGCTCGATTCTGCCGACTTCCTCACGGCGTTGGCAGATGCCAATACGTCGCTTGTGTTCGAGGCAGAAGGCGAGATCGGCACAGCGTAATGAAGATCACTAACCTTACGCCGGCGAGCGTGAACTATATCCTCGATAATCTTTGGGAGCGTGGTCGGCGAGAGCTTGATGTTTGCGGGGTCACGATTCAAGAGCTACGGGCATACTGCATGAAAAAGGTTAACGACCCCTGGACAGCGATCTTCTGTGACGACGACATGACGCCGTGCGTGATGGTGCTTTTGCATCCGCTCGGAGAGTTTAAATATGCGGTAGTATCTCAGGCCACGGAAGAGGGGTTCGCAAAGATATGGAAACCCCTGGCCAGGTTCTTTAAGCAGTTTTCAGATCAGATTTTACAAGATCATCCGGATTGGGAGTTTCAAGGCTGGTGTGTGCAATCACATGATAAGCTACCGGATTGGATGGCGCTGTTAGGGTTCAAGCTTGACAGGATTGACGAGGACGTAAGAATTTATAAAAAGGCGGTGACAATATGAGCTCATCTAGTGCCCCACAAGTTTCAGAAACAGCCCTGCAGGGCGAACAGGCACAAGTAGCCCAGGCGCAGTTTTTGGACTACATGAATAACTATAAACCCCTTATGGACAAGTATATCGCCCAGGAAACGGACCCGACGGTAAAGACGACGAGGGAAAAGCAAGTGGCCGGCGAGATCAACGCCGATATCATGCAGAAGATCGACCCGTCTAAAATGTCGGCTAATCCGGTGAAGAATACGAAGATGCTCTCCGGCCTCGAGGGCCTGGAAACAAAAAGCCAGGTATCCGGACAAGGCGCCTCAAGGGGCAAGGAGTTAACGAGC